CACATCCAAAATGCAGCAGCGCTTGTTACATCGCTGATTGCGTCTGCACGCAAGTAGTTAACTGGAGTAAAAGAGTATGTCTACTCAAGCCAACATCGTCGTTTATGACGGTGCACCCACACCCGTGGCCCATACGCTCAAACCGATGAGCAACAAGTACGATGAAAAACTCGGACAAGTTGCCTTCTGGCGCGAGACGCTTTCGAACCTGCCAATCAACGCCAACGTGCGTTGCACTACGCTGGAGAAGAAGTTGAAGAACGGGTTTACGCGGTTGGAAATCAGGATCGAGGTTCCTGTGCTCGAATCCGTCTCCGGCCAGAACTCGGCCGGGTATACCGCTGCAGCGAAGATCGCGTACGTCAATCAGTCGTCGCAGGTCCTGTACATCTCGGACCGTGCTACGGAAGAGGAACGCCGGACCATCCGGATGTTGTCGGTGAATATCGGCAACAACGTTTCTACCTCAGTCGCAGCCGCCACAAGCGGTGTAGCTGCTGAACTGCTTGACCAAGGTATCACTGCTTCCTAAGCCATGAACTGGCAAAGAACGGTGCTACTGCTCTCGACCTTGTTGACCATAGCCTTCGGGTTGTGTGTTGACGCGGGTTGTGAGTCCGCGCTATCCATCCACAGTTCCATTCCCTTAAAAGGAAAATGCAATGACACTCAACAAGCTGTCAACGTGGACGACGAAGCTGAAGCTAAAGCAGACGCTTTCGGTACTTGATGACCTCAGTGCCAGTCACGCCCGGGAGGGCGGAGTGGTTGGTTTGCAGATCCTCGACATGATTCAACGTCGAGACTATGCGGCCATCTGCGCCTTCGAACTGAAACAAAACGACTACGGCTGGGATGTTCTCCAGCTGATGCACTGTCGTCAAGCATTGGCCTTTTACACCAAACTTGAAGATCTCGACATCGGGGTTGACAAGGAGGCTGTTGCGTATCAGAAGTTCGAAGAGTCCGAGAAGCAGTGTTTAGCCACCAATCGGTTCTTTAGAGCTTTAGCACGCGGGAATGTTGAATTACTCCCGCGCACGCGCCGTCATTTCGACAAGGCACGTGGACTAATTGCTAAGGTTTTAGGGGTTGTACCCCGGATCGAGGAGCTAAACCTCCAATTTGGACCTGGTTCTACATCCTCCATAAAAAAGAGGCAGGCGATCCCTCAGCACAAGTTAGCTGAAACGCCAACGTGTAGTGTCGAGCTGTTTAGGTCACCGTACCTTGCGCACCTGTTTGAAACAATGCCGCACTGGCTTGACTGCCATGTCGACTTTGTCCATTCAGAAATCCCAACCTACCTCTGTGAAGAGACTGGCGAAGGGATGTGCTGGGAAAGCGGTGTAATGAACCTGTGCATCTCAACAGGCGCCTTGCAGTTTGTCAGCAAGAACGCTCAAACTCTCCGTGTAATGGATGTCCAACCAACCCTTAACACTTTAGTACAAGGTGGATTGGGACGGTGGCTCGAGCGGAGACTCGAACGTGCAGGTCTAGGAATACGTGATCAGACGAAGAACCAGCGTCTGGCTCGTGCGGCATCGATTATGAATCACGATGCCACATTGGACCTGAGATCAGCATCCGAAACCATAGCAACAGAGGCCGTCAAGTTTTTCTTACCCGACGGTTGGTACCATCTGTTGCGCGATTGTGGTTGTAGGAACACGACCTACCAAGGTCGCGTCATTAAGCTTGAGAAGTTTGCGTCAACGGGGAATGGTTTCACTTTTCCTCTGGAAACGCTCATCTTCTGGGCACTTACTGCCGCCGCTTGTGAAAGCGATGTTGCAAGTGTGTCCGTTTACGGTGATGATATCATATGCCCAGGTAACCGGGTTAACGACGTCATCAGGACACTGGAGGTTGCTGGCTTTTCTATTAATTTAGGGAAGTCGTTTCTTTCGGGTCCTTTCCGTGAGTCTTGCGGTGCTGATTACTATCTTGGAATCGATGTGCGCCCGTATTACCAGAAAAAACTGGTGTCAGCGCAAACCCTATTCGTGTTGCACAATCACTACTACGCTGATAGAGACTTCCAGCGCTATGAGAAAGTGCGAGCGATGATACCTGAACCCCTACGGCGCTTCGGACCCGACGAGTATGGCGACGGCCACCTCCACTCACAAAAGTGGAAAGGTCATCTCCCTCGAAAGGAACGGCGTGCCGGGTTCAGCGGGTTCTTCTTCCACACGTATAAACAGGTAGGTACGAAGATCATCTCAAAGTACCCCTGCGACTACGTCACGCCTCTCTACACAGTATATACACGTGCCGAGAGTCACCCCATCTTTAGCCCCAGCGATGTTAAGCTGGAGTTTACCGAAACCGGGCGCCCTATCTGGGTAGCCAGCAACGATGATGGAGATGCGTATGAAGAAGCAAAGATTTACACATTTCGTCAGTGATGTTCTTTAACTGAC